CCCAATGCCATGGTGACGTTCGTATCGTTGACCGATGTCAACGCCTCACCGTTGGCTTTAAACAACGTGAGCAATTGTGAGTTGGATTCTTGGTAGGTCACAGGACCCGGCAATTGGTCTACGGGAAAGACGTCCGTCAATTGTGCCGATGGTGCTACGGGCAATGCATCTATAAACGTCCCTGCCATAATATGTCCTTAAAGGTGAATCAAAATCCGTTGTGATAATTGGGTCATGATGTCTAGGTTTGTATGGGTAATAAGATAAAATTCTTCGGGGGGGCTTCCTCCTCCTCCGTAGAATATAACGACAATCAAGCCTCCGTAATAACCTTGCATCTTTGAGTCCTTAAATAGGGAGGGTCAATGACCCCCTCCCTTGTTTTCAATTACCCTATGGTTTGTGAGAACCTAAGCATTACGCCGTAGTAGTCATATTCAGAGGCCGCGGCATTGTTTACCGTGACTTCCAAGATATATTTACTGTCTGCTGTCACATCAAAGGCAGGTGTTGTAACGGTGCAGTTGGTAACGTAAGGGTTTGCTTGTGTTGCGGTTGCAAGCGTTGCGGTTATTGGAATTGATGTAACGCTTACGGCCACGTTGTTGACGTAAGCAATCCTATCCAAGGTAGCGCTATGCGCATCCAAGGCATTGGCCGCAATCGCATATATCAAATCAAAACTATCTAGCCTAAAGCCTTTTGATGCCGCAACGCGGATTGCAGGGGTGATGTCTACACCTATGATGGATGTTTCATCCCCAGGTGTATGGCGCTTAACGTAGTTGCCTTGCGCAATACGTGTAGTAGTCCAGGTGCCCGTACCGAACAATAGTACGCTTTGAATTCCTACGAATTGTTGCATGGCCAGGATGTTGGCAGCCCCTGTATCTAACAGCACATTGGCGGTCGCAGCCCCTGGGTCTGGGAAACTTAAAACGCTTGATTGGCCCATTGTGCTGTTGCGTAGTGTTGTATTAAAGGCAGCCCCTGCATTCAAGGCCTCAAATATAAACGTACCATTCGCGGCTGTTGCTGGGAAGGATATGAAATTACCCGCGTCGCCTGAGGAGCCCGATGTAATGTTTCCGGCAGTTGATGTGATAGCACCTGATGATGTGATGGTTCCAGCGGAGACTGCCAGGTTTCCTGTGCCTACTGTAAAGCCACCAGTAACAGTTTGTCCGGCTGCGACCGCGCTTAATAAGAAGGTTGCAGTAGCGGCACCTGGGTCTGGGATGCTAATTACTGAGGACTGGCCCATTGTGCTATTGCGGATGGTGGTATTAAAAGCACCGCCTGCGTTTAAAGCCTCAACAATCAAGGTGCCGTTTGCAGCGGTTGCAGGAAACGAAATAAAGCCACCTGCATCCCCTGATGAACCGGATGTAATTGGCCCACCTGTGGCTGTAATGCTCGTTGAGGCTGTAAGCGATCCTGTTAACGACAATGATTGCCCAAAGGTCGATGCAGTAGTTGCTGCCTTGATGTTGCCTGCAGTATCTGAGAATACGGGCAATGCGTTGGCAGTAGATGCCGCACCGGAGAAGCTTACACCACCCGCTGTTGGGTCTGCATTAAATACAATAGCATCAACTCCGATGACTTGTGGGATTGGCTCTACTAGGGTGTAGAAGTTACCAGCATGTACGGCACCTGCGCCCACGGAGAAGTTTTGGCCTGCCTTCATTTGCTCAATGCTTTGTTGGTCTTCGGCGCGTGTTAACACTACGGTTGATCCAATACTTGTTACAACATAGACGCCTTGTTCATAGGTATTTGTTTGAGTATGAAGAAACACCCTGTCGCCTACTTCACAAAGTACGCTATCGATAGTCAATGAGGCAGCGGCTATTGTTAAGGTTGCACCCACGCCATTGTTGTTAGGGCCATTGTAATACGTGCCTGCAATGTTAGAAGATGAAGAAAGTCTTACAGGCGTAAGGGTCGGGTAAAAAACTGTTTGTGATAATGTTGTTGTCATTTTTAAAGTCCTTTTCTATTGTTAAATTTGAAGTTTTTTAACTTCCCCATACTATGCTTGTAGCGGTAGTGGCGGCCGTGTTTACCTGTATCGAATAAACTGGGTGCCATACTCCTGCGGCCAAGCCTACCAAAGTCTGATCGGTGCCGTCCCATTTACGGTAGGACACGTTCCCTGTGACGCCTACGTATAGCCAGCGTGCGAATTCTACGGAGCCATTGGCACCGTAGAGGGTGTCGAGCGTTACGGTTCCTGTGCGTGCTACTCCTGCCATTACGCGAGTTGGTCCCGTATAAGCATTTGGGTCTAAAGCTGGTACTTGTACTAATTGAACTGCCATTATTTGGCTCCTTTGTTCACAATTTTATGAAAACGTTAAAGAAACTGGTTGGCTGCATGTTGCCGTTGGCGGCACCGCCCCCCTGAGATGCAATCGTAATTGCGGTAGTACCCAATTGTGTCAACACAGTTGATGCTCCACCAGCCTGAATGAAACCTAGGTTGCTCATAGGTGCTGTAGACCCTGGGTGCGTATGAGCAGGCATTGCGGCAATGGATATTGTTTCGGCACCTACATTTTCCCCCAATACGCGCGCAGTAAGCCCAGCTCCATTCCCAGCCCCCGCTAAGGCTCTACCTAAAGACAGAGGAAGTGTAAGCGTCTTGTTTAATAGGAAATCTGTAATGGCATTTGCCATCGTAGTGCCACCGCCACTGCGCCCACCTGATACAGGAGCATTCGTATTGTTGACGCTGGTGTATATAGTGGAATAAAGCTGGAATGTGTCTTTATTGGCGCGTCCTGTGGCTCCAGAGCCAACATTACCAATGGATGTGTCGTTCATGGCAACCCAGCCTCTGGGTGGGTTGGGCGTTAGGCTTACGCGTATGTCGCCAGTTCTGTCTGTAGTTGTTATTGAGTATATTTCGTCGTACTCATCAAACTCTTTGTCATTGAGAATAGTTCCTAGGTAAAGCTTAGGCTTTATGAACCATATTTCTGAGGTTTGATCTAAAGGCATTCCAAGTTGGATATACAGTGCGTCATCGTCTGTTTGAGAACCCACGGCACCTAGCGTCTTTCCGGCAACGGTCGGTATTGTCAATGTGACCCTGTATTGAACCCATGATGTTGTAAGGTTCAGCGTGCCAACTTGGTCGTGTACTTCGGCACTTGCTACTGCGGTATTTGATCCAAAATATTGTCGAACATATACGGGCAAGCTTTTCGCGGTTGCGGCGACCTTGGCCCACACCTTAAACGTCATTATTTGGTTGGATAAGTTCTTTACCTTTTGGGTTATAGGAAATTGGAAAGCCTTGAAGGTTTCACCAGTCGCGGCAATAGAACACGTATATTTAACGTATTCAACTGGCGTTACGTCTGATGGAAACAAGGCGGCATCGGCAAAGGCAAAAGGCACAAAACTTATGTCGTCCGCACCAACAACGCCTGCCGCGCTCTTCACAAAGCGGATGTCACTACCAACCACACCCCAAGTACCCGTTACGGGTGCCACGGCTGTTGGGGAAGGGGTAAATCCTTTGTGGTTAGATGGGGCAATAATAAGGTTTGTGCCTGGGTTTGTTGTATCGTCTACATGGTCGATAAATTGATTATTGGAGATGTAGTTTATGAGTGGCAGGAAGGTTGTTGTATCTCCACCACCGCCTCCGCTTCCCCCTTGGCCCGAGAAGCCGTTCATGTCCCAAAGCTGTATTCCTTCCGCGTCTACTACATAAATATAATATAGCTCATCGGGCTGTGCTGGATCGAATTCCCAGAATATAGGACCAGGAGCAACACCATTTAATCCAAAAACAATTGGGTTTGTCCAGGGTGTAGTGCCTCCTGAATCCTGGAATGTTGGCTTGGCTTCATCATGGTTTAAGGCACGCCTTGTAAATAGCATTGCGCCGCCCGCAGAGGTTCCGGCTTTATTTACGATGTACCAAAATGGTTCTGGTGCCAAACTGAATGATGAGGCCATTGATCACACGTCCTTGTGATGTTTTAATTATTATATCTACTATAAACCAATTACACTAATTCTACTTGCAACTATTGACAATTTATAAGCACTATGATATTTTTAGTGCGACTAACTTATTTGGAGAACACTGTGCTCTTTACACTTCTACTTATTTATATTGCTTATCAAATCTGGATAATTCATTGTAATAGAGAAGCTGAGAAACCATAAAAATTTAACCTCATTCTAACTTACGTAAAGCCATATTTTTGGCTGTATCAACAATCTTATTTTTAGGAAGAAGAGAGTATGCGCCCAAAAGAAGAAGGGCGTTTCTGGTCGGTTTGAATTTATGATATCTTGCGAAGTCTCGTCTTCCTTGACTAAGTAATTCAGACTCTTTTCTAAGCCCTCTAATTTGCATATCTTTATGCATGTCACTTAACAATGAATTTACGGCCTTTAATCCTGCTTGTCCTTTCTCTCTTTGTGCCGACATAAAATCCCATGTTCTCTTTCTAGATATTTTGCCAACATCTGATTGAAGATTAAATAGTTTATTGTAATCACCGCTATGTGCTGCATCCACCAAATCACGATACTCTTCATCATCTGGTAAATATTTTCTCATATCTTCAATTTTATTTGGGTTTACGTTGAGAGGTTCTTGGTTCGCCATTCTTTGTTTATTGATTTCTAACTTACTTGCGCCACCTTTTTTGGTCAAATGAGGCATCCTGTTAAGAGCAGATGTAAGGTTTGCAAGGTTAAGGAAATTACGGCCAACAACGCGAGCCAAGCCTTCTCCAGGATACTGAGGTTCTCCCAGATCATTATGGATAGCTCCGCTGATGTCTTTACCAACTGGAAACTTGCCTTCCCATTCCTTAGGAAGCAAATGAAGTCTGCTTGCTGCATAATCCACAGCATTTCTAGGCCATCGGTTGATGTTTTGTCCTTGCTCCAAGGCACCTGCCAATACCTGTCCTGCACGATGCAAAGGATGCCTGTAAACTTCCATGGGATTTAGGAACCCAGGAACCTCCGTCTTCGCAGCCTGATAAGCATCTGGTAGTGTTTGGGTGGCAAAGTTATAACCACTTTTGGCCAGGTCTGTGGCTATCCTAGGGATAGCATACATGGCAGCAGTACCAATGCTTTCCTCCGGTTCTTCTGCCAAGAAATCTATAGGTTCTCTTTTAGGTGCTTCTTGTGAGTTAAAATGATCAGCCAGGAAGTCTATTGGTTTCCTTTTAGCCTTCATATTTGACCCCTTTGGATTTCAATATCGCTTTAATTTCCTCGGTTGATTTATTGTGTATTTTTGCCATATGTTTAATGTCATCTTGATTTGCTACTTTCTGAGGGTGAACCAACCTCTCAACATCTTTTTTTATTTTAGATATATCTACTGCTTTATTGGCCTTCTCAACAGCATCTGTTAAGCTCATTGGGTGTTTGTTTCTTTTGTCCATATAAGTCGATACTAGAAAGTTCTTTTCATAGGCTATCTTATTGAGTTCTTTAAGTGAGCGTGCTTTTCCCTGTATTGCAGGAATAGTGTCGCCTTCTGTAGGCTTTAAGTCATTGGCAAAGTTAAACTCCCGTCCTGTAGCAGCCCCTCTAAAAGAGTTTATCGTATTTTGCGCATATTGCTTGATATCAGCTTTAAACTTAGCAATTTTCTCTTGTTGTTTTTTGTTCCCAAGGGTAGTTAATGCACTAAGTTGTAGTTTTTGAAAGCCAGGTATTTTGTTTCTCATGTCCTGAAATTCTGGATCATTAGCATCTGCAATTATAGCATCTAAGTTTGTAGAGGCGGCATTTAAAGCTCGGTTCTGCACACCAATTTCATGGACATCTTGTGCATTTAATTTTCCTGTTTCTTTTCCCTGGGCAGTCCCCTCTTCGTAGGCAGCTTCATTTTGCTGGTAAGAACGCTGATTTTCTTCCCTGTTCCCAGTATCTACCGTCAATTCAACTGGGGTTTTCCCTTGGTTTCTCTTAGCAAAATCCTGCAATACTTCAAACCCAGGATACATATTAGGATTGCCACTTTTAGCAATGGCAGCTTGGCCTTCGGGAGATGCCTTCCATGCCTCTGCCACCTTGAACAACTCGGGATCGTTCTCATTTACAGGAACCTTTAATCCTTCAGATGGTTCTGGTTGTACCTCATCATTTGTTTGTGGTTCAGTTTGGGCAACAGGCTGTGATTGGCTAACAGGTTGAGACTGAGGGGCTGGTGTAGGTTGATTGAATGTATTGCCGCCTTGTTGTGGGACAGGCATTTGACCACCAAAATTTGCTAATGCATTTCCTTGCTGTCCAGGGTGAAGGATGTTTTGCAGCTTGTCCATCATCCAGGACAATGGGTTCTGATGTTGCTGACCCGCATTCCCATATCTTTCCAATATCCTTTGGTTCAATGTGTTGATCATGGGATTGCCCATCATGCCCGCATTTTGTACACGTTCTACCAAAGCTTTTAAAACTGGATCGGAAGTATTACCCTTAAACCCCGCATCTTGCAATATTTTAGCTATGTATTGTGGACCCACATTATTAGCATAGGCTGCTTGTGAAGCTGCTTGGGCAAGCAGGGTTTCTGGTGCATATTTGGCTTTTATTTGATTATACTTACGCAAGTGATTAGCATTGGCAAGCGCATTGCCCGCAGCCATTGAATTAACAATCCCGCCACCCTGCTCTTCGCTTAAATAATTTGGTAATGGTAGTGCCATAATAGTCCCTTAAAAGAAGCTTCCAATCATATTGCCTATACCGCCCCAGAAATCATTGCTGTCTTTGCGTTTGCCTTGAGCGCTACCAAAGGCGGCATCCCCCATGCTTTTTCCAGTATCTTGATAAAGGTTCGTCAGTGAGTTGGCTGCATTCTGGCCTGTGTTCATTAAGTTCTGCTGGCCTGCGCCGTATTGGGTGTTTATTCCTAAAACATTCTGCAACCAGGAGTTCATGTCATTGGATGATATCTTTCCAGCATTCTGTTGCATTTGTTGGGCAAGCGCGGAACTGCCTGTCAAGCCACTGGCTGAACCAAAGTTGGTTCCTGCATTCATGGCATCAGTTTGTAGATTATGGGCGTATGGGCTTTCACTGTAGCCGCCCATTAAGTTATTGATAAACTTCGATGGGTCTTTTTGGCCTTGCAACCAATTCTGGTAATCGCCAATAGCCCCTGTTCCTGCGTTCCAGTATGGCGATTGCACCGCAGCACCCTTGTTAGCCCAGTCTTGGTATTGTTTTCCGGCAGCATCATAAGGCTTATTAGAATCCCCACGCATGCCACTGCCAACTTGTCCTAACCCACTCAAAAATGAGAATATATCCATATCACGAGTCCTTGTGATTAATAATTCATTCTATACTATTACGTTCCACTGGCCAACGTCTGCCGTGACCTTCCAAATCTGCAACTGTGCCGTACGTGGCGTGCCTGGAAGGCTCGTATTAAACACGTAAATCATCTGCCCCTCAACGGGCGTTTGTATGGCATCTCGTTGCTCTTGTGTAAGAATAGGCACGAACATCCCATGGAGTGATAGGTACTCACGTAATGACTCCACAAAGGCAGCCATGAAATCAGCCCAGACACTGCTTAAGTATACGCCGTCACGAACCAGGGGGTCGTATGTTGGGAAATGGTCAAGATCGCGTGCCATGCCTACTCCGGTAATATCTCATATGCCCAAGCCGCCCCTAACACAACAAAGGAATAATCTGCATAAAACTCTACCTTTGGTATAAACCCCTGTCCTCTTGGGGTAACGCCTAACTTTCGCCATAAAGTGCGATAAGTGCGCTGCCCAAGCTTCCCCATAAGCCCTTGTTGTTGAAACCCATATGTCTGGCCGCCGTCCTTGGAGTAAGAAAAGTAAACAACGGGTTGGTTTCCCCCTATCAAGGAACCTTGATCAAGGATAATATCAATATCGTTCTCGGTAGTGATTATCTGGCTGTCTTCGGTGTCAAGCGTTACGTCAACGCGCCTTAATATGTCCCTCTGGCCTTGGAGGAGATCTAATTGCCATCTATCAATACGTATACGGTTATACCCGCCAGGTGTCATTTGCTTGCCTATCCGCATACGCCTAATATGCTCACCATCGTTGGTGGCCACCTCATCGTCAACCAGGTAAAACTTTTTCTGGTTGTAGTCACCGTAGTAGTTTACACCATGGAAGTAGGCATGGGTTTGCGCGGGATGCCTGTCACCATTTAGCACTTCCTCTTCATGCCATTTTTGGCTTTCAGCATTGCTCATGCTAACGTTTAGAACGAATGTGTGGTTTGCGGCTGTAAAGTTTAGGCGGTAAAATATGAGCCCACTTTCTTTTATCATAATGCCGCGAGCATCTGCTACCCCTGTTAATGGGTCTGCAGCATATTGGGCTAGCTGGAAGTCTAATGCCCTATTGCTTACCGATGCGGATTGCGAGCCTGAGACCCCCATAACGCCTGCAAGGCCGTCTTTGTCTTGGGATAGGAAGAACATCATGTCAAAGCCTACAATAATGCTCCCAAGAGCAGGCGTTCCTACTTCCATCAAGA